GCTGTTGACTTACTGTTGGGTAACTTTGCTGTGGGTCGTGATGGCAGCATGTTTGTTGACCAGTTGGGGCGTTTGTCTCGTGGGGACATGCTGGACACCTTCGGGCACCGTGGTGGTTCTTGGGTAGATGATCTACCTCGGGAATCTCCTGCTGCAAGAGCAGTCGATCCCGACGAATTGGATTTGCAAGCCCAAATGCTTGACGAAATGGTTGAGCTTCCTGAAATTATTGAGACTTTACCCACTGAACAATTTGTTCGTGAAGGTTTCACGTTACAAGAACTCATCGACGGTGGCTGGAGAACAGCCAACGGCGATGGTTTTTCTGATGATTATGTCGCAGCTATCCGCGGTTGGATAGACGACATGACCGCTGACGGTATCGACTTCAGTGGACAATTTGCACAACAGGTTGACAACATACTTGCGTTAAGAAGCAAATACGGTGGTTGGCAAGGTTTTGTTGCACAACATGGAGACATGTTGGGGGTCGCTAGACGTGACCAAGCTGAATACATGGTTAATTTTTTAGAAACTCGGTCTAAAGAGTTAGCTGATTTAACGGGTTTGAATTGGTTTGAAGCTGGTAGTGATGATTTACTTCGTTCGCATGGTGTGCGTATGGGTCTGGACCCTGAGGTAATTCAAAATACAAACAGAGATGAACTGCTTCATTTGATTCGTACCGAGAATGGTGGGCACGGAACTCTTAAGGGTGGACCTATTCCTCATGCTATTCAGCCTGAATCTGTTCTTGGTCGTCCTGGGGCTATAGGTGGGCATACTTGGAGTGATGGAACAGCGTTAAATCTTACGTTGTCGCCTGTTGCTTATGGCAGTAAATTTTCGACTATCGCACAAGACGCAATGGTTTATCGCCAGTTTGTTTTAGATTTGTCTGGCGGTGGCAGGGTACGTTTCTACGGCCAAGATCCTTGGCGTGAAGAAGCTGCTCGTCAGCTTCTTTTGCGCATGGGTAAAGATCCTGTTTCTGACACCAGCACTTTGGATGATTTTTTAAATTCCATGGAAATGTTGGGCAATCAGGCTTCTCGCCCTTACGGATTCATTGATGAAACGTTAGATCCGAATTTACCGATGGTTGAAGGCCAACGTATTTTTCAGGAACTTCCTATGAAAGATTACGCTGGAGGACCAGCGAGAGGATTCGATTCTGGTCTAGGGGAAATGGCTGTAGACATTTTCACTCGGTTAAATGATGACACTCTTGACGAACTTATTGGGTTTGTTAGCCCGAAACAAAATGGGATGTTGCTCGCGGCAAGAGATGCTCCTTGGGATATAAACGACGATGCCTATTTCCGTCTTGCCGAGATAGTTCATTCAAAGGGTGGCCCTTCTCGTGTCCGCGTTTCTGATATTCCTGACGAAAAAGTCAAGATGTGGCGTAAAACTAACGCGGAGCAGTCGCGGCAAGAAGCGTTGCAGGGGTCAGATGAAGATTTGATTGCATGGATGAATGAGCAAGGAAATCTTTTTGCGAACAAAGACGTTTACGAAGAAGTTTCTTTGCGACAGTTATGGAAAGATATTCGGGCTGAAGGCAAAAATGAGCTTGGGTATCTGAAGGAATGGGAAGACCGCTTTTACAGAACCTATGTTACTGGTGCGTTAGAAGCTCAACCTCGGTCGAGGACCGAGGTTTATGCTTTCGATCCTGGGCAATCCCCTGCTGTTGCGTTACCTCCTGAGATAGGGCCACGTGCTCCTACGCAAACAACTACGTTAGCTGGTGCCTCAAGACCAACTGATTACAATTTCTTTCAAGCTTCGAGTAACGCTTTTATTGAAGCTAAATCTTTAACTGCTTCTCAAAGGTTTGGGCGATATTTTGCGCAGACAGCGGGCACCAAGAGGCCGATGCAAAATGCTTTAGAGTTCATTGGTTGGCGTGACATGATGTTGCGTCGTTCTCAACAAACATTGCTTGGTGACGCTGCTTTGATGCCTTCTTCGAGTGATGATCTTGAGACTTTGATTTTCAAATTCTTTAGAGTGACTGACCCTGAGTTCAATCCTACGCATTATGCAATTAACCAAGCCATTGCTTCTCGTGGCGCTGCACGCCACTCGGACACAATGTTGCGTGGGGTATACGAAAGATATTTCCAGATGCAAGCTAGGGCTGGTCATTTGGATGAGTTAGGTTCTTTCCAAAGTTTCCGTAAAGCCACAAGGGGTAAGGAAGGGGATGAGTTAAAGGAATTTGTTTCTAGTTCATCGTATGACGCTTTGGTTCCTAGACCTCATTTAGCTAAGACTCCCGAAACTTCTTTGGTGGCTCGGATCTTTAACGAATATCATTTGTCGTTGGCAGCCGATGGGTACGGGGGTACTGCTTGGTTGAACAATATTGATGATGTGAGATGGTCCACTTATGCGGACGATCTTTTTGATCGCCCACCTTCGCAGGGTGGTGCTGGTGTTCCTTCTGAACCGACTTCAAATTATTTTGTGAACGTTACGGCAACGAACCCTTACGTGTTGCGTCCTAATTTCGATATTGACAATCTTGTTTCTGGTACGCCTATCACTCAGATGGATCAGGTGATTAAAGATGGGATTGTGGATTCACGGCGTTTGATCGAGTTGTTTGAGCATCGGGCACAAAATGTTCTAACTTCACCCCCTGCTAATCGTGCAACTAAAGACGTTCTTGACCCCTTGGCACAGGCCGTAGAGGCCCAACAGGTAGCTACTCGTACTATTGCTGAAATTAATTTAGAGTGGGAAAAAGCTTTCAGTCGTTTGGATGATATTGAAGGGAAACTGGCTTCTCGCGAGCAGTTGGAAATCCTTCAGGGTGTGCGTAGTGCAGCTAACGAAAAGGTCGAGCGGTTACGTAACGCAATACAAATTTTGGAAAACATGCGGACTAGACCTGCGTCTGGTGTCGGCGCTGAAGCTCAAGCTTCTTTGAGTACCTTTGGCGCACAGTTTGAAGCTGCGGGTGGTGTTGTCGCTAGAAGCGGCTTAGGTGAAGACATAGGACAAAAAGTCTTGCAAGGCCCAGAAACCCAAAGGGGTTTAATGGGCGTTGGAATGGAATTTAGCGCTGACGATCTAAAGAACCTTGAAGATCAGGTACGTCAACTCGCTATAGGAGACTTAGCGGAATTAAATGATTTTCTTGATGTGGCTCTCGCTGACAATATAGGTGACGCGATAATCAAACTCCAAGCTGCTGGCGAAGCATTAGAAATTCATAGAGGATTACCTTCTGTTTCCCCGAAGATGACTTCGGGGAAACTAGATAAAGGACTAGAAGAAGTACTAGAAAGAACTTTACGTTCTGGAATTCGGCCAGTTGGAACTCGTTCCCAAGGCACGTCTGCGGTAGTTGATGGCATTCTTGCGTTTGACACTATCGGTTCCCGTGGTGGCGCAAGAGAATTTATTAAAAAGGGTGGGTATTTCGACAAAGTACATAACGTGATGAAGGGTTACATGGTCGCATCTATGGGTTTCTTGGCGAGAAACGCATATGGTGGCATGTTTATGAACTGGATGGCTGGAGTCGCTCCGACTCGCTATCAAGAGTTCATGCGTGCGCTTATGGTAGCCAGAGTCCGAATAGCCAAAGAAGCTGCTGGAGAAGCTCCGCTGACAGGGGCAATGAAGCAGCTTGAAAAAAGGACACGTAATTGGAATGTGCCTGAAGAACACATTTCTTATGTGCGAATCTTAGAAGATCAAGGCGCGTTTGGTGGAACGCAAGCTGGTATTGAGTTCGATACGGGTGGTACGGCAGGCAGAACAGTCACAGTGGCTGGGAAAACTATCCCTTTGAAATTGTTTAGTCCTATTTCTAGTAAGTTTTTCCCTCTCCAAGCTGTTCGTGGCGCTAACGTTCACGTTGAAACGATGCTTCGCGGAACTCTCGGCTTAGATCGTATGATTAAACATGGGGGTCAGGTAGACGCAGCGTTTGACGATATTTGGAAATACCATTTCAATTACGATGATCTTTCTCGTTTTGAACGAAGTGGCATTAAACGAGCTACTTCGTTTTATACGTGGATGCGCCATGCCCTACCTCTTGTCGCTCAGTCTTATTACAAGAACCCGACGTTATGGCAGCGTTACGTTCAAGGTATGAGTACTGTCGCTGACGAAGACGCAAAGGGTTGGGATGAGATGGCTCCTTGGTTGCGTCGGCAAGGTGCTGTGCCTATCGGATGGGAATACAAAGGAAACAATTTAACGTTCAGTCCTGATGTTCCCATACGTTCTTTCTTTGACATGGTGAGTCCTATTTTTGAGAAAGATAAATCGGTAAGCCAAAGGCTTGGCATATCCGAAAGCGACACTGGTGGAGTATTGACTTCTGGTTTGTCGATGTTGAACCCGATGTTAAAAGCTCCTGCCGAGTATGTAACTAAAAGGAATTTCTGGAAAGGTTACAACTATGATGGCAGTTTTGAGCGTGTACCTAATCAGCTAACAATGGTTCCAGGTTTGATGGAAGCTATGAGTGTCTTCTTTGGTGGGGGATCAGATCCCAAAATGTATTACGACGAAGAAGGCGAGTTTTGGGGGATGGAAGATGCGTTACTTGCTTCGACTTTCCAGTTGCTACCACCTTTGAATACGTTGAGAAGATTAGTTCCAGATGAAAAAAGGTTTAAAGAACGTGCAGTTTCTTCGTGGGTAAGTTGGCTTTCTGGTGCTGGTATCAGAACTAACACTGATTGGGAAATCGAAAAAACCCGCAGAAATGAGATATACAGGCAATTGGGAGAAATTGACACTATAGAAGACAAATTAAGACTGCGTGCAGAGACACGTGCTGGTCTTAATTAAGGGACAGAGTAACCTATAAGTATGGAATATGTCAGTAGAGGAGAATGGGGCGCTCTCGACTCAGGCCAAGGTTTGAGCGAGTTCCGTCGTATCCCTGTCGGCGTGGTTATTCATCACACCACAGGTTCTTCCAAAGATCCTTGGGATCGTGTGCGACAGCACGACAAATACCATGTGGTTTCACGTGGTTGGCGGTCTATCGCATACAACTGGCTTGTTTCTGGAGAATCAGGTGAAGTGTTTGAGGGTCGTGGCTGGCACCGTGGTGCCGCCACTAAAGGCCACAACACCAACACCGTTTCAGTTTCCTATATCGGTTCTGGTGATGATCTAACAGAAGTTGGGAAGGAGGCGATCCTTAACGTCATAGGGGAAATGCGCGAAAAGTATGGTGACCATTTATGGGTCAAATGCCATAGAGATTTCGGCACAACATATTGCCCAGGCGATCAACTGGCTACTTGGATAAAAGCAGGTATGCCCGTAACTGAGGATGAGCCTACTGCTAACACTTGGCAGTTCAGACTGGACGAAATGGAATCAATTGGGTTGGATTTCCGACGCAAAGCCTTGAAAAAGGGTGCGCGTGGAACAAACGTATCTACATTGCAGAAACGTTTAAACCAACGCATCAACGCACAGCTAGCAGTAGACGGCATATTCGGTAATGGCACTAAGAACGCTGTTAAAGAATTTCAGTCTATGTACCCAATAAAGGTCGATGGCGTTGTCGGCCCAGTCACTTGGAGATACTTGTGGACGGTATAAAAGACACACTGGAACGCGCTGCTTGGACTTTCGCGCAGTCGTTTCTTGGTGTATTTGTTGTTTCGGATTTGGCAAGCGTCAAAGCTGCCGCGGTCGCAGGCATGGCTGCCGCGATTTCCGTGGCTAAGACCTTCGTTAAAGGCAAGGTCGCTGCCTGATATGGACGATGAAGCCATTGAGCAAGCCTTCGACGACTGGCTTGAATCTGAAGGTGACGAAATAGCTGAAGAAATTTATAAACAGCTAAAAGTTCGAGCAGGCAGATTTGAAGTTGAAGATGGTTCGCACGCTTCGTGGGTGGAAGATGATTTAGGAATATTGATTGTTCTTCCCTTTGAGCACGCAATGGCTTTTGGACACGAATCTGAGCATGGGGATTTTGAAAATAGCCCTATACACAGCTACGTGTTTTCCACTATCACGGAACTAATTTTGCGTGCGTGCGCGCTAATGGAAGACTAACCCTTAGCGCGTGCCCGTAAGATTTCTCCCCTAGTAAACGCATCCGAATAAACAATTGGATTGTCCCGCTTACCTGCGGGTTTCTTAGGCGTTTCTTTTTTAGGGTTTTCGGCCCCGTACTTTCTTGCGTTGTTTCTGCGTTCTTGTTCGTACAAGGATTTGATGCTTCTACATAGGTCGCATCTGCATCCACGCCCATAGTTGGTTATGGATGGGTTACCTTCACAATCATGCCTCATTGAGTTCCTCCTCAGGCGCAGGTGGTAGATCCCACAGATCTGCTGCCACCATCATGCCTGTCAGCGCCCACTTTCCCAACTCTATGAGTGTGGTTCTTGTGGTTTCTTCAAACATTGTTGGTGTGATTCCCCAATCGCTGAAACTAAAATCGCTGCTGGCGATTTGAGTTCCTTCGAGTTCATCTAGCCAGTAGTCGAGGTGTACGATAACTGCGTCATGTCCGAATGCGTCTATGTGGCGTGTGCCCATAGCCCATTTGTGTTCTGCTAGTTGTTCTGCGATGTCTGATTCTGATAGCCATAGATGTTCGCTGACAAGCAGTTCGCACGAGTCGATAACCATGATCGTAAAAGCTGTCCACCAGTTCAGGATGTCTTGATCTGGGAACTTGGTTATGTCTCCGTATGTTTTTGCTGCAAAGCCGCTGAGTTCATCCCGTAGGATGCTTACTGTTTTGCCTTCTCTTGTTCCTGGGTGTCGTACGCCTTGATCTCGTTTTGCTGCTACAAGACCTGCCATTAGGCCAAGGCCACGTTCCCAATTGGTTGGGCGAATTTCGCCTTCAATTTCCATAGATATACTCCCGTATCTCTGGGTGTTCGAGTAATTCAATTTCAATTTTTTTCCAGATTTCATCCCTCCTTCTAGCGAGTGTTGTTTTTGGAATGTTTAGTTTCTTACCTGCTACTCGTAGACTCAACTTTTCGTATGCTAATGCTTCTACTATTTCTCTTTCGTCTGGTTCAAGGTTGTACATAACTGCTTCGCAGACAAGAGCGATCCATTCCTTTCCTTCGTTGGTGGGTGATAGGGAAGGTTCTGTGTGAGGTAACGCTTCCATTAGGGCTTCCATTTCGGAAGCTTTAGGTACAGGGTTGCCTCTAGCTGCTAAATCAAATACCCAAGTAGCTTCCTGTGGATCTCTAAGAAGTACTTTCTTTGGCATCTTCCCATATTAGAGAAGATTTAACAGCAAAATAAGGTTTACCTTCGGGGAACTCCTGTGTGTCTGAAAGTTTGCACCGTTTCGTGAGGTCTTTCAGGGAAAGCATTGAGTAACGATCTTTATGTGAATCGTATATAAACATGAAAACTGGGTGGACTCGATTCCACCAGCGTAAGGCTTCCAGTTTGTCGTGTTTTACTTTCAGGATTTGGTCTTGCCCGAGTCCTTGGACTTCGATTAACCCTTGTGAGGTTAGGTAGTCTGGCGTGTATCTAAGCTGCGGAGGCAGCATCGCCATGTTTATAGGTGGGCGACATAACCCGTAGCGCACCCATTTGACTGCTGATTCTTCTTCAAATTTTCTTTCCGCTATGTCTCCCATTGTTTGTATTCGTACTCCGAATGGTCTGTCTGCGAAACTCATGTTTTTACCGCATCTATGTGTAGTACTTGTCGGTCGTTTTCTATTAAGGGTGATCTCTGTATGCCGTCTAAAAGCAATTTTATATAGTTATCCAGATCTCCTCTGAGTCCTGTCTCACCTTCTTGTAAGGCTCTGACGGTCACGGAAGTGGATTCTTTATTGAAAATCATTTCTACGCTTACAGGACCAGTGAAGGTAGGTGCGTCTTCGCCTATCGTTTCAGCTATCAGTTCTTCTGCGAGGATGCTTTCTTTAGGCGTGTAGACCCTACCTCTACGCGTCATGCGTGGCCGCCCCTTTGGAACGGGGCGACCAAGCACAACGAAAGTGTATTCGCTATCTGACGGTGGCTCTTTCTCGGGCTTTGTTGACGACGTTTTCGATTTGCCTTTGGGCATCGGGCCTCCCTTGAAATTTCGGCCCTTCGTTCCACCATGCACCTAGTTGGGAATCCAGTTTGGAAGTCCAAGCCAATATGTCTGCTTGAGCATACCCTGCTTCCCACATGGCTCGGGCGAACCTGCCCAAAAATCCATGTCGTCCACGGCCAGCGCCCTCTTGATTGTAATGATCGTGAGGGCCGTCCTCCCACATTCTTCTAGCTACTCCTCTTAGTCGAGTACCGTCCATTTGCATGAGCGGTGTCCGATTGTAGGAACGTTCGGGTGGGAGGGTTTTTACTGGCGGCTGCCAAAGGCCAGCCGCAACTTTCAGCGCTGACAGAGGTGTCAGGTTTGTTGATGCTTCAAGCAGGAAGTCGTACAAGTCCATTGGGTATCCGTTGGGATCGAGAACTTCTTGTCTGCCTTCAGGTCTTTTACCACCATAGGGAAGTCGCATGTAATTCCCAGGTGGTCCTTCAAGATGATCTTGCTTAGGGTAGACCGCATCAAATTTTATTTTTGAAAGTTGCGTGACTGCTAGTAGGGCTTGTCGCATGATGGGTGCTTCTACCCAGTCTTCTGCGAATATCCAAACGTGACAGCCTTTGCTGCGTGAGAGTTCAACCCAACCGTGTACGTCTAATGCTTGCAAAATAGTGGCAGCATTTTGAGCGTAGGTAACTGAGTCGTCCCCTTCGTCTATGTCGATTGCTCCCCATTTACATTTCCATAAGTTGGGTTGCATGTCTGTGTAGACAGGACGGTTATCGGAACTGGTGATGAATCCAGCAGTTCCGTGGTGTTTCTTGTCGGGGTCGTACACCATTGGGTATATCCCAATCATGTTTTTCCCGTCTAAGTGTTGTTCGATGATGTCAGCATTCACCGAAACCCATGCGCAACCGCCTTGGTCTGTGCCGTAGGCGTATGGGAAACCAGCAAACAATGAATGGAATACTTCACTCAAGGCTCATCTGCTCCCATGTGACTCCAGGCTCTAGTAGGCGTCCACTTCCGTCAATCGTTAGATTCACTTCTGCTTTCTCTCCTTCTCCAGCCTTATTCTTCCACAAGCCTACGCTGACTTCGTTCTCGTAGAAGCGACGGGTATCTTCATCGAGGCTCGTGTCATCCCAGCGTCGCCACGTTTCTATAACGAAGTGGCTTTCACTGGTAGATGCGAACCTGCCAGAGTCAATTCCCCCTGCCTGCCCACGGGTACCTGCACCTCTACCAGATTGGTGAATGACTACGCCTATGATGCGCCAGTCAGACACAAGCTGCTTAAAGGATTCAATTTTGGATTGGACGCTAGCTGCATCGCCAGAGCCACCACCACGTATTAATTCTAGGTAATCGTATATGAGGACTTCAGGTCGTTGCCCATCCCAAAGTTGGGTAGTCGCTATCCGTAAAGCTTTGTCTAGGTCGTCTACAGACATGCCAGTAGATTCAAAATGCAGATTGCTTTCATCTGCGATGATCTGGCTTGTCCGTTCCCACGCTAGGGGTTCTTCACGTATTAGTCGGCTGATCCAATCTTTTTGGCCTACTTCTAGGCGGATGGCCGCGTATCTTCCCCAGAACATTGATTCGGTTTCATCAGGTGATACCCATAGCGTTCTGTGTCCGCGATTCTTCGCAACCATATTCATCGCTAATAGGGATTTACCTGTATGGGTTTTACCAATCAGTGTCACTAGATTGCCTGGACGTGCGCCACCAAGGGTGGCTTCGTCAAAGGCTCGGATACCGAATTTCCATTCGCCACCTGTTTGTAGGTCGCTACGCATACGTTGCATCTGTTCTGTCTTAGGTGTGAACAGTCGCTTGATGTCGTTGTTGGAAACTCCCTCCACTTCAACCTCGGGGCCAGAGGCAGCCGTAACTGCACTCTGACCCACAAGTCGAAGCGCATCTTCTAAGCTGATGCGCTCTGCCATTAGACCGCTGCTAACCAGTTTTGCGGATCAAT